CGGGGAAACCTGCGTCTCGTCTATGTCGTGATACCCCTACAGATTTTTTTACCGAATATTTCTGATAATCTTAGCTAAATCGTTAGCTCTTTTAGGTGTTTGAATAGCCCAATTAGAGTTTAACATCTCATCAGAAGCTAGTTCCCATTGTCCATTTTTCATATAATTTAAGGTATTCTTAAACTTAGACACACCTGTATATCCCATTTGATATATCATTTCAGTAAGAACACCAGTAGCTCTGTAGTCCATATCTGTTCCTACAAGTTTTAAAGCTCCATCGTGAGCTTCAGTAAACCTTTCATCAAACTTCTTATTCCAATATTCATCAGTATAGCCACCTTCAGGTGCTTTATGGTCTTTACCTAATTTAATCCCGTGTCCACCTGTCCAAAAATCTTCTTTAATATCATTTCCGTGTGCATCAGTATATTCTAGCTGATAAGGAAGTATCTTATAACCTTCGTGGTCTTTAATTCTTTCCTTTAATAATTCCATTTCCTTAGTAGTGTTATTATCCATTGTTTTCGTATGTCCTATCGTTGTCCCTAGAAGTATCGCAGTTACAAGACTTACAGCAATTATCTTGATGAGTCTCTTTGTCGCAGTGGCACTCGTGTCCACAATTTTCACATTTCTCCATAATTCTATATTCATAAGAAGAGTGAGTAAGTAAACAGCTATAGTAATAGCTTTAACCTTTGTCTTCCCTAATACGGGTACTTAAATGAACCTATCCCGTCTAGGTTGTATACCTACTGTATGCTCCATAAACCTTTCTAAGTCTTTGTTGATTAGTTCGTCTTTATGTTGTTGATAAGATAAAGTTTGGTCTCTGTCCATTCTCTCAACCCAGTAATTAGCCGCAATAGCTAATGCGTCAATTTGGTCATCGTGTCTTAACGCACCTTTATCTCTTGTTATTCTAGTCATTTGCCTAAACAGTTGATGATTAGGTTCTAACTTGAAGTCTTCTTTTATTGTATTCTCATCTACCACTAGCCTATGAGTATTCATAATAGGCTCTAAGGTATCTATAATTCTTTTCTCTTTTTGTATGTTATGTCTTACCTCTTCAATTTGGCAAGGGTGTATCTTAGCCATAACAGGCTTTAATAACGCTGTAGCCATACCATCTCCAAAGTTAGATTCAATAACCACGTTATTTACTTTGTTACGTTTAGCTATAGCTGAAAGCTCTTCTAAGGTAGCATCTGAGTAACCACCTTCTAAAGCTCCTATATCGGTCAAATAAAGCACTCCGTGAAGCATTTTAAGCACCGCATACGCTGTTTTATCCTCTCCCCGACCCGCAGGGTCAATAGACATAGCTACCCCTTCAAAATCTGCGTATTCGTCAGATATGTGTAAAGGAGCAACGTAATAATCACCTTTTAAACCTACATTAGGTATATCAGGGTCTATTCCTTTAATCTGTTGTGTACCTGAAGCCCACTGAATTTGAGCAGGAGCTTTGTTCCAAGTAGTACAACCTGAAGCTACAATTAAGTCATTGAGCTTTAAAGGGTATCTATTAGCGTCAGACATTGTAGTGTCTAACATAAATTGTAAGTTAAATCCTGAACGTCCATAGGAAGACAAACGCTCTAATAAATCTATATCATCAAATCTATCAGGGTCAGTTGGTTTACCTTCTTTATCTGTAATATTAGAAATAATAGTAGACAGTTTACTGCCATAACCAATCGTTTGTTCTTTAGTTGGATATAACGCTGTCCATATTTTTGTCTTATAACCTCTTTCCTCTAATGTGTTATATAAACTCATTTCAGTTTGAGGTGTTCCTAAGAATATGATACGACCCACTTCGGGTTTAATAATCGCATCAAATTCTTTCACAGTTTCACTTAATCTATCTCTCATTAATTGTGTCTGTGAGTTATTTGCTGACTCTACGTCATCGGCAATAATTAAATCTGCACGAGAACCTGTAAGCTGTCCTGTAATACCCATAGATTTCACACTAGGTGCGTGAGAAGCGGTAGCAGGAGCTACATCAAAACTAATTTTAGAATGTCTTTGGTCATCTCTAGGAATTAGATGTTGTAATATTGGCATTTCATTGATTAGTCTTTGAGTAAATGTACTAAAGTCATCAGCTCTATTTTTAGAAGCTGAAACTACCAATATATTCCTTTGAGGATTTAGTAAAAGTTGGTGACAGACAAATGCTGACGTAATCCAAGATTTACCAACGCCTCTGAAGGCTTCTATAACTAATCTACGTTCTTTAGACTGTAGATAGTCTGCTATATCATATTGTATGGGAGTTGGGTTAGGTAGGTTTAGAAACTTCCAACATAAATACAAAAAATTCTTAAAATTTTTTAAGCGATTATCCATTTGTGTCAAAAGGTACTTTCTCAAGAATATTATCAGGCTTTGCACCTAACTTTTCAGAGCTGTATGTTTTACACACCTCTAAACAAACTTTCATTTCTGAAGCTGTTAATTCTTGACCTGATTTTAGTTTTTGGTATGCGTGTTTAACTAATAATTCGGGTAATTCTTCTATAATCTTTTCTATTCTAACGCCCTTGTCCTCTATTTTTTTTTCTTGTGACGCTTTTGTTTGGAGACTTTGTGTGTCTTCCTTTTCTTTTTTTGGGCTTATCCCTGACATAATTGTTTACTCCCCACTTCGGTGCTTTTGCCATTTATTTCTTCTCTCGGTGTTTGTAGTATGTGTGATGCACAATTTTTCGGTAAGTCCACATATTTATTCTTGTTGTAATTCGGTGTATAAATCTTATTATGTGAATCATAAGAAGACTCCTTTGTAAGTTTGTTTATGTTACAGTAAGTTACAAAGTAGAAAAAGAAAAATGCGTAAATTAAAGGTTTTAATTTTGGCATATATTAAGCATCTTGTTCAAATGCTGACGGCTTCCCTTCCTCTACTGGTTTCATTTCTTTATTCCATTTATCTTCAGACACGCAATTATATAACATTCTAACTTGCATAGTCTTAAATTCATCAACGCCTACAGCGTCCATATAAGTTTCCGCCACTTCGGCGATAGCATAGTAACCTTTTTTATAACAAGCCTCTTCATTTGTAAACTCCCATTTTGTATTAGTCATTGGGGGTAAACAGCCTAAATTAGAACATATTGTAATTACAAGTAAAATCTTACTCATAACTATAGTTACTATCTACTTTTTTCTTCTTTTTTAATAATTTAAAGATTTGATTATGTTGTTTCATAATCTTTTTATCTTTATTATTAGCTTTCTTCAATTCTGTTTTAATATCATTAACATCTTTTAATAAATTCTCTATATCAAGTTTCATACGCACTTGATTTTCAACTACTTCTGTTTTACTGTCTTCAGCATATTTTTCATAAAGGATATTAACTTTACTATCAATTTTACTAACATACCAAACTAATCCTACAGCTTGTAGTAGAACCGCAAAAATTAAAGCGGCGTTAAATTTCATTCCATTCATATTATTTAATTATTTTAAGTATTTTCTTTTGTCCCATATATATTTCAGTTTTAGCTTTTACTTTTTCACATTTAAAAACTACGGATTCAGGATTTACTTCTTTAATCGCAACCCTTTTTGATTTCAAACAAGCTCCTAATGAATTTTTATAAGTGTGTTCTATCAGATTTCCGTTTAAATATAACATTAATCCAAAAACTATTTCAATCATTAGTGTGCACCATTCCCGTTAGCAAATGTTCTTTGCTTATCTTTTAATTTTTCTATGTCCTTAGACATCTTTTCTACTTGTTTTATAAGAAAGTCAATATTAACTGCATTATTTCTCATACCTGTTAATTCTGCGTTCATACCATCAATCAACCCGCTCATATGCTCCATAAGCATAAAAAGCTCGGCTTCCCCACTTGACTGTCCTAATTCTCCACGAGGGTATTTGATTCTAAATTCTGTATTTTGATTTAAGTCTTTTTCCATTAACTCTAAAGTCGTACTATGTTTATTTAGAGTCTCTTGTATACCAAAAAATGCGTACACCCCAACGGCTACGGCTGAGATTATACCAATTAAATTACGCATTGGCATACTTATCGCTGTTTTATCTGATACGTCTATTCTGTTATTCTCTTTCATTACACAATTTTTTTCCCCATTTCCAAGATTGAGTAACAGATTTCTTTAATTGAAATTTGTCTCTATCTTCATTTTCTTTATTTACTGATTCTGTATCTGTTGTACTAATATTAACTGAAGTCTTATCAGGACACACGTTCTGACAACCTGTTAAAAGTACAAAAGCAACCATAAGAATGATTGCTATAGTGCTACCTAAGTATACGTTCCAAAAGTTACTTAAACTTTTTACCCGATAATAAATTCGTGACAGAAATTCCATAGTTACCCCCTACTACTATAAAGATTAAATATAAATACACTTCAGGTATTTCTTTTAATAAATCAAAATAATCTCTAG